ATTAATTCAGCAATGCATGGTGGGATTATTGATGAAGATGATATTGTGTTACATTGTTTTGACACCATGTCCTTAAGTGCTTTTAATGTTTCTAAATGTATCGTACCTTATGACTACCGTTTTGCAAGTTTAAAAACAATATTAAGTACTAATGAAAGTTCACATTTGCAGTTAGCTCCAACTAATGAAGTACATAATGTTGAATCTGTTACTGCTTTATATGATGCTGCATTAGTTATGGGATATGAGGGTTTAGTACTAAAATATCCTGAACATCTTTATACTTTTAAACGATCTAAAGACTGGATTAAGCTAAAAGAAGTTAAAGATGCTGATTTATTAGTTACTGGCATACAAGAAGGTACTGGTAAGTATAAAGGAATGATTGGTGCTCTAGAGTGTAGTGGTCATGTTGAAGGTAAAGAAGTTATTGTGAATGTTGGCACTGGTTTATCTGATCTTGAACGTGGTATGGATGATATTGAATTCCTTAATGAAATAGTGGAGATTCAGTATAACGCAGTTATTAAAGATTCAGTAACAGGTCAATGGAGTCTATTCTTACCTCGTTACATTACAGTAAGGACAGATAAGGATTGAACTAGAATAATTGGGAGGCTCTCATTTTGTCCGTATCGAATTTAAAAAACAATCTGATATACAAGCCTATCAAATATTTGGAGGTCTTATATGGACACACAGGAGTCCATATTTCATCAATTTATCTAAAAATGTCTTATAAATCAAGGGCTTAGGAAAACTATTATGATTGATTTAAGTCAAAAGAACCAAGTAAGATTCAATATTGAAGTTATTA